TTAGTCCTTAACCAATCTACATTTATAATGAAACCCGGTCAAGCACTTGAGCTTCTTAACTTTGAGCCTGACATCGAGGGTGGCTACAGAAGAATAACTGGCTTCAGCAAATACGTAACAGCCGTTGTACCACAGACAAGTTCATCAAGTGAAGAAGTCTTGATGGTCGCAACATTCGGATCAAGTGTTGTTGCAGCGAGGGGTGAAAAGATATTTAGTGCCACCCCCGGTGGTTCAAGTTGGACAGAGCGTGACACTGGTAGAAGTAGTGCAGGCGTATATACATTCCAAAGATTTAACTTTGATGGCAACGATAAGTTAATTGTTGCAGATGGTGCAAATGCACCGACAGTGTTCAACTCATCATTTACTGCAACAGATGTAAGTGAAAGCTCTGTGTCTGGTACAAAGTTTGTTACTGCATTTAAAGATCATATGTTTTATGCAGGTAAATCAAGCACACCACAAGAAGTTGTATTTAGCCAACCGTTTGATGAAGATGCGTTTAGCAGTGGATCTGGTGCAGGTAGTATTAAGGTCGATGATGTTATAACAGGACTCAAGGTATTCCGTGATAATTTATTTATATTTTGTGAAAACAGAATATTTCAACTTACTGGATCATCGTTGTCTGACTTTGCAGTCAAACCTGTAACAAGAAACATAGGTTGTGTAAACGGACAGACCATACAGGAATTTGCAGGTGACTTGATATTCTTAGGCCCTGATGGACTACGTACCATCGCAGGTACTGCAAGAATCGGTGACGTTGAATTGGGTACAATAAGTTCTAACGTGCAAAGTTTGTTTGATGATAACTTAGCTAACTCTGGTAGTTTTACATCAATAGTGATACCAAATAAAACACAGTACAGAATATTTTTTACAAAATCAAATGTGGCAGAAAACTCTACAGAAGGAGTTATCTGTGTTCTAAGAGGACAACAGTTTGAGTTCTCGGAGATAAAAGGCATTAGACCAACATCTACAGACACATTCGTATCTTCAGGAAACGTGATAGCGTTACACGGATCAGGTGATGGATTTGTATACAGACAAGAGTCAGGCAACGATTTTGATGGCACGGCTATAAACGGAAGATATCGTAGTCCAGATCTAACAATGAACGATCCGGGGATACGAAAAAATATGCAAAGGGTCATAGTAAACTATGCACCTGAATCATCTATTGATGCAGACTTGTTCGTTAGATACGATTACGAAAGTAAAGACTCGGCACGACCTGCAGCTTACCCTCTTGATTCATCAGACATAGCAGCGATTTATGGCACAGCCGTTTACGGAACACCCACCTATGGTGGTTCATCACAACCTCTTGTAAGACAGCCAGTAGAAGGATCTGGGTTTTCAGTAGCTTTACGAGTGAATGATGGGGGAACAACTGCACCTTATTCGTTAAAAGGATTTCAGTTAGAGTATCAACTAGGAGCGAGAAGATAAATGGGAGCAACCTACACAAGACAATCTTCTTACACTGACGGAGACGTTATAACTGCGGCTCATACCAATGATGAGTTTAATCAGTTATTAGCAGCCTTCCAAGCGAGTAGTGGACACACTCACGATGGCACAGCCAACGAAGGAGGTCCTATAACTAAGCTGTTGGGCAACACGCTTACGTTCGGTGCAGGAACTGCAGGAACAGATATAACTGTTACGTTCGATGGTGAAAGTAACGATGGTGTCCTTAAATGGATGGAAGATGAGGATTATTTTGAGTTTAGTGATGACATACTTGTTGCTTCTACAGAAAAGCTACAATTCAGAGACACAGCTATATACATCAATTCGAGTACCGATGGACAACTCGACCTTGTAGCAGATACAGAGATACAGCTTGCGGCCACAACAGTTGACCTAAACGGTAACTTAGATGTATCAGGATCACTAACATTAGGTGGCACTGCGATAACAGCCACTGCTTCGGAGTTAAATATCTTAGATGGAGTTACGGCTACTGCTTCAGAGCTAAATGCACTAGACGGTATAACCTCTACAGTTTCAGAATTGAACATTCTTGATGGTGTAACATCCACAGCTTCAGAGTTAAATTTACTTGACGGATCAACAGCAGGCACGGTTGTGGCATCCAAAGCAGTGGTGGCTGATTCTAACAAAGACGTAAGTGGTTTTAGAAATTTGAGTATCACAGGTGACTTAACAGTTGCAGGTGATGACATTACTATGGGTACGAACACTGCAGGTAACTTACTTGTTGCAGATGGAACAAACTTTAACTCCATAGCAGTCGGTGACTTATCTGAAATATCCAGTGTGGCTAACGATGATGTATTCTTAGCAATAGACACTTCAGGTGGTGGTTTAAAGAAAGTAACAAGAAGTACAATCGTATCAGGATTGGCTGTTGGTGGTGTTGCCATATCTAACGTAGTGGAGGACACGACTCCTCAACTCGGTGGCAACTTAGACATGAATGGTCAAGACATTGTTACCACATCAAATGCTAATATCGAACTTGCTGCAAACGGAACAGGTCATGTAGTTATAAAAGGCAATAGTAATCAAGGAAAAATTACATTAAACTGTGAAAGTAATAGTCACGGACAATCAATCCAAGCACAAGCACACAGTTTAGGTATAACTAACGTGATGTTATTACCTAAAGATGGTAACTCAACTCTTGTATCAGAAATATCCACACAAACATTAACAAACAAAACATTGACAGACCCTGTAATAACAAACATGACAGGTTCTACTATCACCTTAGATTCTGCAGGAGATATAACTCTTGATGCAGATGGTGCAGACATTGTATTAAAAGACGGTGGCACAACTTTTGGTTCTATGACAAACAGCAGTGGCGAACTTGTAATCAAGTCAGGTTCTACACCAACAACTGCCATGACATTTAGTGGTGCTAACGTAACTTTTGCAGGCACAGTTACTATCGGATCTGCAGGTATATCAGAAGCAGAACTTGAGATACTTGATGGTGCTACAGTAACAACTGATGAACTAAACATACTTGATGGTGTAACATCAACTGCAAGCGAACTAAACCTAGTTGATGGTTCATCTGCAGGTACAATCGTCAACAGCAAAGCAGTTGTGTACGGTTCTAGTGGTGAAGTAAACGCAACCACATTACAGATAGCAGGAACTTCTATTACATCAACTGCTGCAGAACTTAACTTACTAGATGGTGTATCAGGATTAGTACAAGCCGATTTTACAAAATTAGCCGCAGTAGATGCGACTGCCACTGAACTAAACATCATGGATGGTGGTACGGCTGCTTCCTCTACAACACTAGTAGATGCAGACAGATTAGTTACAAATGATGATGGTACAATGAAACAAGTAGCATTGACAGATGTAAAAACATATTTAACCAGTGCAGGTTTTAGTTCGGATGACCCAACTGCACTTGCAATAGCGTTAGGATAATAACATGGCAAATACATTTAAAGTAGTCACATTCGCTGCCGAGCCAAATGCTGCAGGAACTCCGTATACGGTGTATACAACCCCTAGTAGTACAACTACAGTAGTGATTGGACTCATACTTACAAACATACATACTGCTCAAGTAACAGCAGATGTAAAGCTCG